AGACTTAGATTTTTTGGATTGGCTGAACCATCTCCAGGAAGAACTAATGGATGCTACTTTGTACATAGAAAAACTAAAAGATTTTGCCCAAAAAACTCCCTAAAATCCTTAAAGAAATCCACAAATCCACTCCTCCGGGGGTGGATTACTCTTATCAAAAAGGAATTTCATTTTCCCAGCTAACAATATTCAATAACTGTCCTCACAGATGGAAATTACAGTATAAAGATAGAATAAAGTCATTTACCTCTTCTATCCATACTGTATTTGGTACTGCAATACATGAAGCTATGCAAAAGTATTTGGATGTGATGTATTCAAGTAGTGGAGCTGAAGCGGATAGACTAGATTTAGTTGAAATCTTCCATGAAAAGTTTATGGAGGAGTATAAAAAACAATATACTTCCAATAATAAACAGCATTTTTCCTCAGCTGATGAAATGCGTGAGTTTTTTGAAGATGGAGTTGAAATCCTATCTTGGTTAAAGAAAAAACGAAGTAAGTATTTCTCTAAAAGAGGATGGTATCTAGTAGGGTGTGAGGTGCCGATTGTAATTCAGCCGAATAAAATGTATAATAACGTGCTTTACAATGGATTCTTGGATGTTGTGATGTACCACGAACCTACTAATACATTTAAAATTATCGATATAAAGACCAGCACTAGAGGATGGGGAGATAAGGAAAAAAAAGATGAAAATAAACAATTTCAATTAATCTTATACAAACATTTCTTTTCGGAACAATACAATGTTCCGGTTGATAGTATTAGTGTAGAATTTTTTATTGTTAAACGAAAAGTAATGGATTGGGATGATGAAAAGATTTTATCCCCACACCAAGCATACCGAGTACAAACATTTACTCCTGCTAGTGGAAAAATTAAAATAACTAAAGCTAAAGAAGCTTTAAATAACTTTATAAAAAAATGCTTCACTACCTCTGGAGAAATTAGAGATGATGAATACCCTAAAGTAGTATCTAAATGGAACTGTTCGTATTGTCCTTTTAAAGAAGATAGACAGAATTGTGGTGAAGGGATTATTTTTTAAATATTTGTATATATTTATATTATATACATATATTATTAATATTCACTAAAACAATTATCAATTATGGGTAAAGACCTAATTTTAACAAGTGTAAAAATCCAACCGGATTTATTTGAAAATTTTAAAATCGAATGTGTAAAACGAAAGTTTAGTTTCCAAAAACTTGCAGATCGAGCTGTTTATTTGTATCTTACAGATGAAGAGTTTCGTAAAAAGATTACAAATCAAAATACAACTGAACTTTAAACAATAAAATATGAATAAAAGTTTTGATTATATCCCAAAGGATAAAAGAAAAAAAATCGTTTTAATTTGTGATGACATTAGAGTTCATTCTGGGGTGGCAACAGTTGCTAGAGAAATTGTTACTCATACTTGCCATCACTTTAATTGGGTTAATATTGGGGGTGCTATTAACCACCCAGATCAAGGTAAAAAATTAGATTTAAGCGCAGACAGTAATCAAATAGCAGGTATTGATGATTCATATGTTATGATGTATCCTACTAATGGATATGGTGATGTTGATTTTTTACGTCAGGTAATTAAATTAGAAAAACCTGATGCTATAATGTTAATTACAGATCCAAGATACTTTGTATGGTTGTTTAACATTGAGCAAGAAATTAGAAAAAATATTCCTATTGCATATTTGAACATTTGGGATGACTACCCCGCTCCTATGTACAACAAACCTTACTATGAGGCCTGTGATTTGTTGATGGGAATTTCAAAACAAACTGTTAATATTAATCAACTAGTTTTAGATGATAAGGGTAAAAATAAACTATTCAGATATATTCCTCACGGTTTAAATCATAATGTTTATAGACCAATAGAGGAAAATGATTCTGAATTAAAGAAATTCAAGAGAGAATTTTTTGGAAATAATAATCCAGATTTTATTCTATTCTTTAACTCTCGTAATATTAGAAGAAAACAAATTCCAGATGCAATGTTAGCATTTAGAGCATTTTTAGATAGTTTATCTAAAGAAAAAGCTGATAAATGTCAAATGGTATTGCATACTGAAATTGTAAGTGAGCATGGTACAGATTTAGCAAAAGTTAAAGAATATTTCTTTAATGAAAGTTATCCTAATGCTATTAAATTCTCTACTCAAAAATTATCTTCAATTCAACTTAACTATTTATATAATATTGCAGATGCTCAAATATTGTTAACTTCTAATGAAGGATGGGGATTGACTATTACAGAGGCAATTTTAGCAGGTACTCCAATTATCGCTAATGTTACAGGTGGTATGCAAGATCAAATGAGATTTGAAGATAAAGATGGAAAATGGTTTACTCCAACTGTGGATTTCCCTTCAAATCATAATGGAACACTAACCAAACATGGTGAATGGGTACTTCCAGTTTTTCCAACCTCTAGATCAATTCAAGGTTCTCCTCAAACACCCTACATCTTTGATGATAGATGTAAATGGGAAGATGCAACTGAAAGAATTAAGGAACTTTATAACTTATCTAGAGCTGAACGTAAAGCAAGAGGATTGAAAGGTAGAGAATGGGCGATTGGAGAAGCAGGATTCACCTCAGATAAACAAGCTGAAAGAGTTATGGAAGCATTTGATGAGTTATTTTCTACTTGGAAACCTAAAGAAAAGTATGAGATTACCAATGCTACAGAGTACAAAGGAAAGTTTTTACCACATAAAATTTATTATTAATGAACAAACCAGTTTTTGTAATTAGCTGCCCTTATGACACTTATTCAGGATATGGGGCTAGAGCTAGAGATATTATTCAAGCAATTTTAAATCTAGACAAATATGATGTAAAACTTTTACCACAAAGATGGGGTAGCACTGCTTGGGGATTTTGTGAAGACAACCCTGAATGGAACCATCTTCATCAATATAGATTAGATTCTCCTAATTTAAATAGCAAACCTGATATTTGGATGCAGATTACTATCCCAAATGAATTCCAACCCGTTGGAAAATATAATATTGGAGTAACAGCAGGTATAGAATCAGATTTATGTAAAGCTGAATGGATTGAGGGTTTGAATAGAATGGATAGAAACTGGGTTTCTTCCAATTTCGCAAAACATACTTTTGAAAACAGTAAATACGAAAAAAGAAACAACCAAACTAATGTTGTTGAAGGGTATGTTCAACTAGAAAAACCAATTGAAGTAGTATTTGAGGGAGCAAATTTAGATATTTACAAATCTATTGAACCCAAAGAAATTAAAACCATCAATTTAGATGAAATTAAAGAATCTTTTTGTTACTTGTTTGTAGGTCACTGGATGGGTGGAGATTTTGGACATGATAGAAAAAATGTATCTTTGTTAGTTAAATCTTTCTATGAGGTATTTAAAGACAAACCACAAAAACCAGCTTTAATTTTGAAAGCCTCAATTGGTATTGCTTCTTATATTAGTAGAGATGAGATTTTAGATAGAATTAAAACCATCAGAGAATCTGTAAATTCTACTAATTTACCTAACATTTATGTTCTAAACGGAGAATTTAGTGATGGTGAAATGAATGAATTGTACAACCATCCTAAAGTAAAAGCTATGTTATCTTTCACTAAAGGAGAAGGATATGGAAGACCTTTACTAGAATTTAGTTTAACAGGTAAACCTATTATAGCTTCAGGATGGTCAGGTCATACAGATTTCTTAAAACAAAATCTAAGTACTTTACTTCCGGGGGAATTAGAAAATGTTCATCCAAGTGCAGCTAATGATTGGTTAATCAAAGAAAGTAAATGGTTCAAACCTAGTACAGTTGAAATTGGAAGACACCTAAAAGATTCGTATACCAAATACAAGCAATATGTTTTAGGTGGAAAGCAACAAAAACAATACTCTAAAAGTAATTTTAGTTTTGAAAAAATGCAAGAACTAATTTCTACTATTTTAGAAAAAAATGTTCCCGATTTCCCAAAACAAGTAGAATTAGTGTTGCCTAAAATTGAATTTTCAAAACTTAAAAAAATAGAATAATATGCAATATGATAATTTAACAGAATGTAGCAGGTGTAGCAGTGATGCCTGCTACATCCAAGAAATTACTCCTGAAGTAAAACTAGAATTTTGTTATGGGTGTGGATTCCAATTCCATTCACTAATGAAACCAGGAACTGAATTCTTTACTGAACAATTAACTTTACTTCCAGATCTATACAAATCTTTATTAGAAGAAGAGGAAGAAACAGGTAAAGTTTGGATGCCTTCTTTTATCAATGTAGTAGAAAAAGGAATGGTGTTCGCAGACGGAACAGGTAGAGATAATTGGAAATGGGCGGGAGTAAAATCTGTACCTGTTTCTAAAGAAGAAAAGAAAAAATATAAAGATTCAAAATATAGAGCAGACATGACTACAATAAAACACTTTGAAGAACGTGACTTTATGGAGGCTTTATCATATATTCAAGTGTTACCTGAATAAAAAATCACTTGGCTTCTAAACATCTCTTTATTATATTTACAAAGTAAAATAAACTAAAAATGCAAAGATTCTTAGAAAAAATATCTTGGAAATTTAGAAGAATTGAAATAACTTTCTGCCCCATGTGTCTAAATTGGAGTGGGGGTTGGAGTTATTTCACTTTTTCTATTTGTAAAATTCAATATAGTCTTAGAAGCTATTCACTATTTGAAATAGCCTTTAGGTTGCCTAATAAGACAA